GATCCTGAATAACTTCCGGTTAATGATCCTGAATAACTTCCGGTTAATGATCCTGAATAACTTCCGGTTAATGATCCGGTTAATGATCCAGTTATATAAGTGAAAGGCCTTAGAAAAGGTTTTTTACATGAAATAAAAGGAGCTATAAAGGCTCCAACAGATATTACTCCACCTATCTTAAGAAAATCACGTCTGTTTTTCATTTACGCTTTATCTTTTAAACTTTTTGGTAAGAATGCTTCATTTATATGTCCACAATCATCACACCTAAAAATCGGAATTGGAACAATTTGTTCTTTGCCGGTTGGTGATAATAGTGCTGATAATCGTTTAAACATACTAGCTTCTCTAAAAATTTGTCCATCACAATTTTCACAAACTATATCATCTAAATCATCAGCTTTTAAATTGATTGATTGAGGTTGTTGTTGCTCTTTTGAATTATCACCTAGTGATCGTATTTTTCCCATTTTAATCCTTTTTATATTATTGTTTTATTTCATTAATTAATTTTACTAACATTGCCATGGAATGTAGTTCTTTATCTACTGCAAAAGTATCTTGGTATTGTGTTTCCGCTAAAATTAAAATAACACTTGCAATATGACCTTTTGCATAAATATCTATTTCATCAAACAAAAATTTATATAGTGCATTAAAATCTCTAACCTTTGAATCTGCTATTAATTTTCGTATTTGTTGAAATGCATCTTTTTTACTGACATCGGTTACTAATATATCTACTAATTTTGTCATATAATTAGCTTCAACCAAACTCTGTTTATCAATTACGAGCTCATTATCAACAATTTGCCGTTGACATGAATTAAGTATTCTTCTAATATCTGGATACCCGCTATTTATTAAAGTAACCAAGTTAACTTTATCATATATAACCTTTTCTGTATCCAATATTTCAACCATGCGCTTTGCCACATCTGTTTTTGATGGTGGTGTAATGCCAAATGTCTGACACCTACTTTGTATTGGGTCAATTATTTTTTCAACATAATTACATGTCAATATAAATCTTGTAGTTTTAGAAAATGTCTCCATTAAATTCCTTAAAGCAGCTTGTCCATTTGGTGTCATATAATCTGCCTCGTCTAAAATAACAATCTTCCATTGTTTAAATGCAATTGTACTTGCAAAATTTTTAATTTTAGTTCGTACCGTCTCAATATTATTTTCATCACTGGCATTGATATACATTATATCAGCATCTACATTATTAGCAATTATTTTTGCTAATGTCGTTTTACCCGTTCCAGCTTGTCCATAAAATAATAAATGTGGTACGTCACCATTCTCTAAATAAATTTTAACTTTTTCAATGATAGTTGCGTTACCAACATATCCATCTAATGTTCCAGGTCGATATTTTTCAACCCATAATGTATGTTCTTGATTTCCAAACATGTTATGCGCTTTGTAGTTGAACTAAGAAATAATTTGATAAATAATCAGGTCCTATAAATGTTACTCTGGCCAAACCAGCCTGACTCACTTCTAAGTACCCTTCTGTTGCATCTTTATTAGCTAACAAGATTTCTTTAAATAAATTGGCTGAGAAACAAATAGGTGATAATTCATTATCTGCTGTCGACTCTGATGAAACATCAAATGTAATTCTATTTGTATTTAAACTTGAATAATTTAATATAATTTCAGTACCTAAAGCATCCTCTCTTACAGCAAAATTTTCTGCATCTGGTAATGCATTTTTAGACTTAACAAATTTTTCTGTAAAGTCGCTTGTTAATTTTATCTTTACATTAAAGTCAGGTAATTGTTTCATTTGAGGTACCTGTTGTATTACTGACATATCAGCTAACATAAAAATACATTCGGTCTTATTTGTATCACTTAAATTAATTGAATAAGTAGTACCTCCTGTACTGTTAACTGCAATTTCGACGTTACTATCTAGTGCTGTCAACAATTTAACTAATTGTGAAGTGGCATAAATTCCTAACTCACAATCCTTTACATTGAAACCATTCATACTTACTTTACCTACTACATTTTGGTCGCTGGCTATAAAATTACAATTCAATGTATTATCTTTACATTCGACCTTTACTGATTCTGTATTACCTGCTAAGTGATACTTATCTATAAAACTGGTTAATTTTTTCTTTTCCATATTATTTACTTTTATTCAAAAAACTGATTAAATACTTGATTATTTACTAAATCTCTCGTGCTGCCACCAAACTTATCATACAACTGTCTATTTTTATTATAGATGTGAATTGCTTTATCTGGGTTCAAAAACATTTCTTCCATGCTCATTAATATCGCATAAAAATCTCTCGGAACTACTGTTTTAAGTAATTCATTATGACATTGAACAATTTCTTCTACTTGCTTTACTGTTTCATTAAATACAAATAAATTATTTAATGTCATTTTCATTGGTACATCCCCTTTATATGTTGATACTTCCCCAAATGTAAATCCTTCAGATGCTGGATGGCCTAATGGATTTGGAACTAAATCTTCTGCAGTATAAGGAAGGTCTTCACCTTTTGGAAAATACAAATCTGTAAACGTCATTTTACTTAATTGTGGAGAATGTAAATATGTTCCGTAAACAGGATATAATCCTGGTGATGATGAATCAGTTGATATTTGGATTCTTCCTCCATAATATTTATTCATCATCTTTTGAAAGAAGCTTAATATAAAGAAGTCAGATATTTTTGAGATTCCTAATATATGTATATATTGATTTCTATTTTTTTCAAATTCTCTATTCCGGATCATTGGAACCAATGCCGACATAAACATCGTTACACGTTTTTGAGCTCCACCAATACACCAACCGTTAAAATCAAAATCTTTAACCTTTTGATACCAAGCTTCATATTCTTCTACATTATTACCTTGAATAACATTTAAAAATTTACATTTACCAGATTGGTTTTCTGCAAAATATTTAAAGTTGTCATAACTAATGTCTAGACATTCATAAAATTTTCCATCATATTTTGCTCTAGGTGGTATATCTAAATTAACTCCTAGATCACAATTAGCTTCTAACCAATGAAAAATAGTTTCTTTAAATTTAGGGTCCCATTTAATAGCACCGGTGGCTAATTGAAATCCTCCAGAATCTCCTAATACTACTACATCATCTTCCAATCCATATTTGTCTCTTGCATCCATCCATTTATAATGATGGCCGGCAGTTATTAGAAAATATGGATGCCTCCATCTTTCTGGAAATGATTTATCGTAAAACCTGCAGGTTAGTCCAGGTTTAATTTCTTTATTTTTTTTGAAATCACCAGCACATCCTCCGGCGCTTAATGATGGATAATATATTAAATCTTTTTTCATAATTGTAATGTATATTGATATGCACCTTTATATTCTTCTGCTAATAAATGTTCACAATATTCTTTTTCATGCCAAACACAAATTTCTTTATCAAAATCATTAGCGACAATATATCCTTCCATTCGTCTTCCTAAATCAGATCGGTTAACTATATCCGGATGTACTCTAGGCGATTCCAAAACAGTTTCGATTGTTTCTAAAGCACTCTTAACATCAAATGGTTTATACATTCTATCAGAATCTACAAACTCCGGAAAGCTTCTGAAATATGGAAATACTATATCGGCTCCAAATGCTGTAGATTCGATAACTGTCCAAGATACATAATCTTGTAATGATGAATTAAATTGTATTTTACAAGTTGCTAATTCTGTATAATATTCTTGTTTTGTAAGTCCTGTTAATAATTTAAATCTTGGTTGTTTCTTTGCTAACGCTTTTAAAGCATCAATTGCTCCGGGTAACATACTTCTAAACTCTTTTCCTGATGTAGTTACATGCCATTCAAATTTTGGATGAAATTCTAAAAAAGATTCAGCTACTTTCATCATAAAGAATGGATTCTTTTCTTTATCTAATCTAGACGAATAAACTATAGTATTCTTTTTTGTATATTCTCCGGCTGGTAATTTAGCTAATGTTGCGTCTTTATGAATTGGTAATGACACTACATGAATAGGTGCTTCAAATCCTGTTGCTCTTAATTGTTCTTTATGTATTGAACTACCTACAAATATACCCGCCATTCTTTTATCTAATCCTAATTCATATGGCCTCATCCAATCTTTCATCGGATAAGTAAAATCATATTCATCAACTGATTGTGCATGTAACATTGCATATACTTTAACATCTTTATAACCGTATAAATCTAAAGCATACCAAATAGCTTCAACGCCTGGTGTCCAATAATCTTGTAAAAATATAACATCACCGTCTTGAACTTTGTCATCATATAACATTTGTAAAAAATTCTGGCATTGTGATAAACTATATTTTCCTCTACCTATTGCATCTAATACAGCACCTACTTTAATTTCTTGGTCGGGGTCAAAATCGCCTTCAACTTCTACAAAGTTTAATTTGTCTTTATATTCTTCAAATGTTTTTGGCATCCATTCTTTTGATAATTGATATGTATACCGACTCTTAAGTGGTTCAAGACCAAAGTAAAATAAATTTCTTTTCATAATTATTCTTTTATTCTATCAAATTTATAATCATCTGGATTAATTTCCATCATATTACATTTTGTAACTTGATGTACTCTATACCAGCCTTGATCAATTGATAATGTATCTGTTTTCTTTAATTTAGTAACGTTTTCATCTGGGATTCTGTAAATTAGATGTACCTTATTGAATATAGACATTGGAATTTTATCTATTGTTTTCTGATTTGCTTCTACTGTAACATATTGTTTGGTTTCTAATATATCATGAATATCATCCCAATTACCATGTACACATGCCATTTCAATATATTCTATAGTAAAATAGATATGTGGATATTCTTTATAATTTTCTGGTACTTGGCCTCTTACAAATACAGTTTCTATATCAGATAACCTGCCTTCTACTTCTTTACCATACCAGTAACTTTTTCCGTACATCTTTATAACTTTTTTATTTATATTAATATAAGAAATTTTTTACAAACAACCAAATAATTCCATCAAAATATGTTACTTATTTTTTTTAGAATTTATTTCGCTGTAAAGTTTATCACATCGTGAATCAATTGATCTAAAACATTCGTCTATGTTTTGACGACCATTATTATCAACATCATCAATCCTTCGATGTATATCTCCAGCCACCGTTTCAGCGTTACGATAACTGTCATCCATAAATCTGTTGAAATCATCAACATCAACTTTATTGCCTAACCTATTAAACGCAACCACTACAGCTCCCACTATAGCAACTACACCCAATGTTGACAAAACTGATACTAAAATAATTGTTTCCATATTTATTCCTTTCGTTTTATTTTTAATAGAATTATTTTAGTTGAATGTAAAAAATTTACCTAAATTATTATTTTCTGGGATTCTTCCCCATTTCATTGCACCATAAAAATCATTTAATTTATTTGCAAATGCTGATTTAAATATCTTATCATAATTAATATAACTGTTTATAAAATCAACAATTACTTCCGGATCATCAGATCCTTTAATAGCCATTGTTTCTAATCCCATATTATTTTCTTTAAGATACGTCCATTTAATTTTTTCACCATTACCAATTTCCCGGACTTTTTTAATATCATAATGTTTTAATAAATCATTATAATTTATTGCAGATTTAGCATGAACTGGAGTTCCTTTCATTTTAGCCGTAAATGGTTGGTCCCCTTTCCGGGTATATTTTTTTATATTTTTAATTCCGGTTGGAAACATAATTTCTATATTATCTAATGTTTTCATATATTCTTTAAACGTTAAGATCTTTTCATCCAGATCTTCTTTTTTAATATTGTTCAAAATATCTTTTAAAACCTCTGCCATAAACTTTCTGAAGGCCGGAGGGAATGATGACCTTACAACATCTAATCCTTTAACATCTAATTTATTTACTGCATGTCCTTCTGCATTAACAATCCATTGTGCATATCGTTTTTTCGCAACCCATAGTCCAGATTTAGCAACCAATTCCTGTTTAATATGAAACTTATGTGTAGTTACATTATGAAATCTTTCAGCATAAATATCATACGATTTATTTATAAAATATTGAATTGCAGATGCAACTTCAATAGTCTTTTCAGCCATTAGTTGATTATCTGTAGTATCGATATCTGGATGACTATGTTTTATTAAAGGTAATGAACTAAAAAATGTACTGTCTGTATCAGTATATATACAATAATCTTTTTCAACTCCTAATTTTTTTAGATAATATTGATTGCCGATATCAGCAGTAAACTTAATTAATTGTTGCCCTGTACTTGTAACTGCTACTGCATTGTCCGGGTCATTAAATCTAAAGGTTGGATTAC